CAATCTCGGCTGGAGTAGGAGACCTTTCTACTCTGCTGGCAAAATCGTCAATCTCAGCCTGAACATAATTAGCAATAGCCTGTTCTACAAGCGGATAACTATTTTCATCGTTCAAAAGCATTTCGCGCAACTCATCATCACTTACTGGCGCAAAAAGGGCATCTAAATCCTCAAGAGCAAAACCGCGATTCTCCCATTCAGCGATACGGGCTTTTTCTTCGTCTGTGAAGCCAGCGGTAGCCCAAGAGCCATGACTCGCTTGGTCGTGCTGACCTTCAAGGTGTTTAAGGGTAGGGATTAACCCCGCTTGGAATTTAATAACCCTATATTGCTTCTCAAATGTCTCTGGCACTTCCCAGAATTCTTTAGGCAGGAGAGCCACTTTCTGCTCAGCAAAGACTTTACCGCGTGAGTTGTACCAAGAGTTTTGCCCACGGGTTTCTGTTGTAAGCGCACCGCGAGCGGTCTCTGTAAACATCTGAGAGTGGTGAACCCAAGCCGATTCTTCTCCATCTTGACCGAAACCTCGACCTGTCGCCGCGTGTCCAAAAAAATCGTGAACTGCTCGGAACTTGTCGTTCTGTTCATCTGAAAGAAATGGGTGTGACCCTGTTGAGGCTGTACTTAATACTTTTAGAACTCCCTTGCTCACATCTGCGAACATCTCTCTGGAAGTTTTGTATGGGTCATCGGCTACAAATTCAACCTTGATACCGAGAGTCTTTGTCATGTATTCGAACTGAGCCTCTACCTCTGTTGCAAGGGCTGTGTAAGACTCGAAAGCATCCTCATCCACGGTAGGCAACTCATCGTAAGCATCGGCAATGCGAGCCGCTCTTGCTCTGTTCGCAACTGTCTTTTGATAGTCAATGGAATCGTCTTGCTTGATTCCCGCTTTGAAGGCGTACTCTTTTGCGCCATCTCTTGCAGACTTAACTGAATCTTCACCGAAACGACCAGATGCCCAACTGCCGTGAGTGGCTTGGTCGTGCTGACCCTCTAGGTGTTTTTCTACGCCTTGGTGTCGCCCGAGGCAGATGTGGGGCGATTCTTCTCGATTGCGTTGAGAATCTCCTCCGCGAAGGCTTTCTTCTCCTCTGGAGTCATTTGATTGACGGGGATTGGTACTTCCACCATCAACGGCTTTGTTTGTTCGGTCATCTTCCTCATCTTTCATATAGATATATTCGTCATTTTCAATGTCGTACACAGATTGCTGTTCGTTAGCAAAACCAGCGCGAACTGCATCTGCTCTGGTGTCGTAACGCCTAGAAACATCAAGGTACACGGTTCCTTGGTCTTTTACAACCCATATACCAAAATAGGCACCCCTGTCGCTGAGCGCTTGAGCGTTCTTCTCAATGTACTCAAGCAGAATGGCTCTACTTCGGTCACGGCTAGAGAAGAAATCATCGTAGGAAACTGATTCCTCTGCCCCAGCATCGGAGGTCATATATCCGCTCTGAGGTGCGTTACGGCTAGAAATATCTAGGCTGAATCCAGTTACATCTTTCTGGCTTAGGCGGTCAATGATGGATGTGTACACGGTGCCACCTGTAGCCCAGTTGCCGTGGGTTTTTTGGTCATGCTCTCCATGTTTTGCAATTGGCTCATCAAATACTAAGCCACCAAAAGCATCAATAAGGTCAAGGTTTAACTGGTTCATAATTACCCTTATCTATGCTGTAGACCTCAGTATGCTCAACTTCAACTTTTATGTATCCGCTTACTCTATTATTGCCATCCATTACAAGACTAGACTTATCAACAGATACTACTCTAAATTTACCCTGAGTAACATATTCGCTATAGATTGTTGAACCAGTTGTATCCGAATTATGTCGAACTGGGGTCGCTTTTGTTCCCTCTTTGAAGGTAAAAACCATGGGTGTTTCTTGTGCTGTTTCTCTAGGTCGAGCATATCTTTCCGCTAGTTCTTGTTGATTTGTTGTAGCAGATAAAGGCATTGTAAAAGAATCGCCAACTTTAATACTTGTCGCAGGAGAACCATTTGCTACGGTAATTCCTCTGAACAAAGGAATTGGCATTGGTGCAGATGCTCTTGCATCTTCAAGTAATGTATATGTGGCAGAAATTGTTTTCTCTATTCCAGACTTCATTGCATCAGCAGACATACTGCCTGAAGGATAAACTTTTCCCTCTACTAAAGATTTTATTTCAGCATCGCTTAATTCAGGAGTTCTAATATTTGGGTTTTCTGTTCCCATGATGCGCGATGCAACAATACGCATAGCATCATTTCCAGCCCTATAAGTCCACATAAACCTAGATTGGTCGCTGTTATCTCTAACCTCTCCAGGCTTATTACGCTCAATCACAATATCACCGTAAGTAATTGTTTGAATCTCTTGACCTATGGCATTAGTAGTTGTAGTAATCGAATTCGGTGTTGCTCCCGTAGCCCAGTTTCCGTGAGTTTTCTGGTCGTGGGTGCCGTGTTTTTTGACCGACTCGATAATCTCAATATCTTCAAGAACGGTTTTGAATTTACTCATTTATCCACCCTTTGAAAGACTGCGACCTTATCTTCAGACCCTATACCTCTTTTGTACCCCAAAAACAGCAAATCCGTATTGCGAGGTAATAGAACTTCTTTCTCTCTGTCTGAGACTGAACTCGTATCATTGACGGAGGTTCGATAAAGGTCTACCGCAATTCCTTTGCCACTTTTAGTTGGGCTTGGAAGAATAACAGCAACCGTGTCAGGCGTGTCATATATTTCGCCAAGTGCATCTCTAGCATCCGTATCTCTGGTCAAATCTATTCGTGTTGTTGATAGGAAACCTTTATCTCGGAGAGTGTCTCCTGGAGTTAGTTCTCCTAAAACAAAGTTATCTACAATTCTGTAAAGGGTCTTGTCTCCGAACATATCTGGAGCCTTATCAATCAAAGAATCTAACCCATCAACCTTCTCTTGAAGGAATTTTATTTCGTAAGAATCTTCAAAACCTCTTGGGTTGCGAAGAAATGCGTTTATATTTTTATATCCCTCTTGAGAGTAACTATCTATAGCATCATGCTCAAAGGTCTCAACTCCAACGATTTTGCCGTCTTTGTCTACTCCATAGCGCTCGCTGTAAACCATCAATGCTGAGTCGTATTCAGATTCTTCATCAAATGTGCCTAGGGTTAGTAAATCTGGATAGTTCTCACTTAATGCCCAGTTACCATGAGTGGATTGGTCATGTTCTTGGTGCTTTCGAACTGCCTCGCCAATATCTGCCTTATTTACCGTTAGTTTACTACCGTTGAATAGAACAGTTTCCCCGTATGTAGTAAATCCATCATAACCTTTTGCCGCCCAATATATGTTACGCATATCAGAGATGGATAGATTATCCATTTTCCCAGCACGAATCTGTGTCTCGATTCTGGATAAATCTATGAAACTTGATGTAGTTGTATTACGGGTTCTGGCGCTTGGGTTGTCGTAACTGACATCAAAAGCGCTATCCCAAGTTGTTTCCCCTTGGACAATCTTTGCGCTTGAATCTAATTTCATCCCTATCAATGTTCCGTAGTGAGAGGCTATATCTTTTTCTTCTGCAAGATAGATACCTTGACCCCAAGTTTGAAATTCTGTGAACTTAATTTTGCCGTCAAGTAGCCGTTGAGCATCCCTGCTCACATCGGTAACTCCTCGGTAATGGGTGATTTCATCCTCGGAAAGATTATCTACTGATGGCTTCATACTTTTGCCTTGGCGCTTAGCAATCTTTTGAAACATCTCATTAACGGTCTTTGAGTTATAGATAACATCGCGGATTTCATCATCCGTTAATTCAATAGTTGTTCCTTGAGAACCTTCAGCCCAATTACCGTGACTGGATTGGTCGTGTTCTTGGTGTTTGAGGACTGGAATAAGTCCAGGCGCGAACTTGATTACCTTCATTTAGTGCCTCTATCTGGAGGAATGATTACGAAGGTGCAACGGCAATTAGGGTGAACTATGGGCTTCTCTAGCCCGATAGAGAAGGTTCCAATCCAAGGTACGACTTCTCCATTCAAAGGCGCACAAATGTCGCAGGTGCGCTCGTCTGGGGCTGTAATCCACATTTTCATTGTCGCTGGGTCAATGTATCCCGCTTCATCGGCTTGGCGATAGCCTTCCATTCGCCCTTCATTTTGGGCTATCTGAATCTCTGTGCGGGCAATAGTCTTAGCGCGAGCGCTTTTGAGACGGTCTGCATAAGCGGTAGCAGATTTCTGGGCGCGTTCGATTGCTTGAGCCTCTTTGATACCAGCCTTAATTAAACGGTCTAGTTCACGAATCTCAAACTTTCGAACGGCATCAGCCCACTTAGGATGGAGACCAATAATATTCTTAATTCGAACTGCTGTACGGCGAACATCAATCTGCTCGTTAAATGAATCAATAATAATCTTACGGATTGCCTGACGGGTTAAATCATCAATACTGGTTACCAACTGCCCCGCTCTACGAGATGCGAAGGCTAGGGAATTAGGGTTAGTCCTATTGAAAGAAAGACTGAAAGCAATTGGCTCTGGATTAACTCTTGCCCAGTTAGGAATCTTTGTGAAATCCATATTAGCCATCGCTTCAGGATTGGCGATTCGAACTTGGGTAGGTATAAATGCTGGGAGAGCCAAGGCAGGTGCAATATCGCGTAGACCCTTAATAGCATCTTTTCCGCCTAGGTCAATAATGCTTAGCAACTGACTTTCAATCTTTGGTGCATCACCATTGATAGAGATTGCTCGGAGTAATCGGTCTAAAGTATCTGCATCTAAGCGACCAAGAATCTTCGCCAACTCATCCACCTTAATTTTATCGGTGGCATTACGAATCGCATTAACAAGAACCCGAGCCATCGCCGCTTCTTCAGCGGTGAGAGGATTTCTGGAACCTTCTGAGCCAGAGCCGAACCTAATTGCCATGCTCTACTCCAAATCGCCGTCTAGCGGTTCCTGTCCTTCTGGAATATCCAGTTCTTCTTCCAAAGATGGAGGTGCATCAAATCCTGCTTGAGCGCCTTCTGCATCAGGCATCGCTGGAGCGCCATAGGCTTCTTGTCCATCGTGTTCAGCAGGTGGTAATCCAGCCAAATCACGAAGGTAATCTTCCAACTTAGGGTCTGGCATAAGAACACCAGCGGTAGCCAACTTAGTTACAAAGTCTGAAATCTCAGTCAAATCAACATGGCTTACTTCTCCGTAGGTAAGGTACGGGCATCGTGAAGCATCCATACCATTGAGTTTTAGAAGGCGTGGAATTGCGTATTGGTTAAATACTTCAGCAATATTCTTAGCGATTGAATCAACTGCCATTGACCATAAATCCATCTTGGTTGAGCCGAGAGCATAAGAGCCAACTCGGTCTGAACCTAGAAGAATAAAGTCTGAAAGGATTGACATAGACATACGCTGGTCATATCGCTGAACAATCTTGTCTGTATCGAACTGGCGTGAACCGCCTGAAGATAGGAGAACTAGGTCGAACTGCTTATGTCCTGCATCATCGTAAAGCGTTGGGAATACAACACCCTCTTGCTCATTACGCTTGATAGATGTAACGATGTTTTGAACTGTCGCCAGAACATTTGCTTGCTCGGCTGTAGCCGCACTTGATAGGTACTCAGGTGGTACATAGGCAACTGGTAAACCTGCTAAATCGCGCTCAATACCGACTGCTTCAATTTCTTCAATACGGCGCTTGAAGAACCAAGGGCGATATGCGTTACGAAGAATTGAGCGACCCTCTGGGTTATTTTTGGCTGTAGTTGTACGGAACAACAGAGCCTTCTCGATAGGAATAATGTGTGTTCCGCCCGATGATGGGTCGGTCTGCTCCATTGCTTGAATTCCACCGCGCTCGTCAATCTGCCAGCGGAATAAAGTTTCTTGGGAGCGGATAGGTAACTTGCGCCATCCAATTTTGTTATCTGTGTGCTTAGAACGCTTAGATGGGTCTTTGGCTTCTGGACCTGTACGGACTTTGTAAACAATCTCGTTATAGGAGTATCCGTAAACGAGCATCGAAAGAATTTGAGAAAGTGTTTGGTCCCAAGAATCTGACATATCGTGCAAGCAGGAATCAATAAATGCGGCGACTTCTTCATCTTCAGGCTTTACATCGCCATCTTCAGAATTATCTGAATATGGGTCTACACGCCATTCAAGGCGTGTAATAACTTTCTCAATTGCATAAAGCATCGAACCAATTGTCGGGTCGTTGTCTGCCATCTCACGATAAACGCGAGCGCCACGAAGTCCACGGAGATTAACGAGGAATTCTTCATAAACCGTTCCACCAGAACGGCGTAAACCCGTAGAGCCGAGTTCCTGTAAATCTGGCTTTTCTGCCATTGCTTCCCTCTACTCTTTAGATGCTAGTCCGACAAGAATTTTAATAGCCTGTTCTTCGTTGAACCCTGCACTTTGCAACTCCGTGAATAATTCATGGGTTTGCACCGCGAAGGCTCCGAGAACGGACAAGACTCCACCGCCATTTAGGTCGGAGTAGTCATCTTTCACTCAATGATTTTAGCATTAAGTGAATTTTGTACTTATTCTCCGTCTAGGACAAATTCCATAGAGTTTAAGCGAAGATTCGCAACCGCTTTTGCAAAGGTGCGAGCCATATCTAATGTACCTGCTTGAGCATACATACGGTGTTCTGTTTGTACGCCAAGTGAATTGAATGACCGAAACGAAATCTTGTAAGGCAACTCATTTGTCGTCTCGGTCAATTCAATTTCAATATATTCGCGTGGGGCAATCTCATGCGATACGAACGGTCTGCCAGTTTCGGATACAACGACTTTAGAGCCAGCGATGTTGCTGACGAAGTAATCAGTCCAAGCCACTATTTTCCCCTTTCGTAAGGAAATTATTAACCCCTAGCATACTATACGATGGTTAGAAAGGCGCAACATCCGAACCGAATGGAGCGCTCCACGGGTCAGGCGTAGATGGGTTGAATGAGGCATCTGTACGCTGGACAACACTTGCCGTGGTTGTATGGCGCTTGAGGTCAATACCCACATTCCAAGCGGTAACGGCAATCTTTGAGCGCTTAGCCCCTGTTGCCTTATCATCCCAATTCTCTTGAACTGCGGTGCCTACAACAATTACGGACATTCCCTTTTGAACCGAATCGGCTACATTCTCTGCGGTTTTACCCCAACATTTAATATCCCAAAATGTTGTATCGGTGTTTTCCCATGAGCCATCGGCTTGTTTAACTGATTTAGATGATACGACTGTAAAGGTTGCAATTGCTTTTCCGCTAGAGATTACACGCAACTCTGGGTCGGCTACTACATTTCCCGTTATAGTTAATTGAGTCATTAGTCATTTTCCTTCGTTTATAGGTATCGGGATGATATTTAGTTGTGTTCTCATTGCTGACCGTTCTCTAGGGCTTGTTCCACCCCAGATTCCGACTACTGAATAATGTAGCGCGTAGGTCAGACATTCTTTTTGCCAAATACACTTTCTGCAAAGTGCCTTTACTTTTTTATTTTCATCAGTAACCCTATGGTCGTCTGGAAAATAAAAGTCCGTTTCAATCCCCCAACAAGTCGCTCCTTCGAACTGCCACGGCTTCAACACTAATAAAAACCTCTCTCTCCTCATTCACTATCAATGGATACGGGGAATTAGGAGATAACCTAGCCAATAAATTGCCATTACGCCATACCTTGCCACCAGCAATTCCATCGTAATTAGAACTCTCTGGCTTTACTAAAGAGTCACACTCATTCCAGAATTTACAGTTTCGACAATATTGCAATCCAGGTTGGGCAAGGTCTAATTGATATTGGTCAAAGAGCCACGGGTCTGAATTGCGACACGGGGCATTATCTATAAACTCTAATAAACTCATGGTGTAAATACTAGAGTTAGTTATTTGATTTGTTTGTGATTTGGCTCTCTGGGCGTGTCGCTAAATCGCCGTATCTTTCAACTAGAAGTTTCTGGAGAAGTTCCAGTCTCTCCTTCTCCGTCATCGTCATCGTCAAAAAGGTTGTCCTCTCCCCAAGTGTCTATCGCGTGATGCAGTAATCCTTTTTGTCGCCAATCAGGTTGCTGGTCATCTGCCAAAGTAGTTGTCCAGAAACCGTTGGCGGTTCCATCTGTCCATTCCGCTACCAAGACCCAGCCAGTACAAATGGCTGGGTCAAGGAAAGCAACTCTGGCTATATCAGCAAGAGCATTATCTATCGCGGAAGGTTTTTTCTGTTCTTCATCCATACGCCCACTCTAGTACCAAAAATTTCGGTGCCAGAAGTTATCGGCGTTACATGGCGTGTCGTAGCGAGATTGGATATAAAGAAATCCTCTTTCAATCTGTCGCTCAACCGTAGTGTCTGGGTCAAGTCCTAGAATCTGAGGAATTCCACCCGCGTGTAAGCGCTCGCCATTTTGGTAAACGGCTTGCTTGTTATACGCGTTCGGTCTCCAATTTGATTCGCCAGTCCACAAATCAACGAGACAAGCCCATTGCTTAGGTGTATCCCAGCCAAATAAAGCCAACTGGGTTTTGGCGTATTCCTTTGCCGCCTCTGGTGTTCTTTCAACCAGAACTGGCTTAGGAGGTGCTACTGGTTCAACTATCTCAACTGCATTTGCCGAAGGGTCTCTTGGCATCTGAAGCGGATTGGTTGTAATCAGTAATGCGCTGATTAGCGCTATGTGAATTGGTTTTAACGAAAGTTTTCCATAAGTACGCATATTCCTCCATGGTTCGGAGCGAACGATTCGGCGTTACTGGGTGTAACGAATCCCTGTCGTCAGTATCGGACTGACCTCGCTTTTGAGGTGTAGGTAGTTTGCGACCTGAATCAAAGGTAGCAGATTATTCTGTGATTACAAATTAAGTGGGGTAGTAAATAAAAAGGTGTTCGGTAGGGGAGCCAACACAATGCCAGTCTATGAGAGAGGACAGACAGCATCGGGCAATCTACCCTACCGAACTTGGGTACCCGAGAAAAATGGTACACCAATTGGGTATAGAACACCCGCTGGGAACGGAACGGCGCTCAACCAGCGGGTGTAATTCACCAACCAGTAGCCCAGAAAGAAACTGGTTGGTGAACTTTATTTAGTCGAGGCGACTCTGACCGTAGGCATTGATTCCGTACTTGTTAAGCACTTCAGCAAATGCACTAGCGAAAGCCGCTTTGCGGTCTACGCTCTGTCCGAATTCACGAACCCAGATTTCGTAGCCACCGTAATAGCCCTTGCTACCGATTCCTTGAGCCTTGAGCCAATTCACAAACGCACCTCGCGCTGGTGAAATGTTTACCCAAGCAAATCCGCAAAGACCATCAAGGATGTAAGTTTTCTTACTGAAGTCAATCTCATTGCTAAGACCGATTGCATCTCCAACAATAAACTTTGGAGTATCTGCATCTTTGCCAGCGTTAAGACCAGCCTCGTATGCTTCACGATAAATGTTTCGGCATTGAGTTTTTGTTAGCGCCTTCTTCTTTGCTTCTTGCTTAGCAACATACGCACCAATAATGCGATTGCTTTCTGCGTGAATATTTGTTTCTGACATTTATTCTTCCTCCTTCTTGATTTTTCCTGTGAACTGGATTTCCTTGATGTAAGCCCTGTTGTACGCTAAGTAGTTCTCGATTTCGCCAATGCTCTCGAACTCAACTTCTACTTTGTTGATTTCGCCTCTGTTCCATTGGTTTTCAATCTTGACGACTGCTTTTATCATTTCCGTTCCTCTCTCTCACTTACAAGATAAGGATACCCTACTGGGGTTTAATAATCAAATCCAGACGAGCCTTACGGCGAGCGTGTCGCTTATCGGCTTCCTCGGACAGTATGCGCTCGCGCTCGCGGGCGCGTATGCGGGCTAGAGAGGCTTCAGAGACCTTCTGAGGCTCTTTGAACTTGCTCCACGATGGAATTAACATCAGAACCACTTTCCGCTCTCAATTGACCCCACAACCCCGAATACGAGGAAGATTGCGAGGAATAGCCCAACTGCATCCAGCCATTCAGAGACTTTGTAGCCACGCGCTGTAACGCGACCACCTTGCTTTTCTAGGTATCTAGCCAACATGGTTTTTCTCTCCCTTGATTAGTTTGATGATTCCGTATGCGACCAATGAAGCATCTGCCTCGCATCGAAAGCAATACGGCTTACCTTTGACGAATGTGATTCTGTACTCGCTATTGCAGGTATAACATTTCATTTCTTTACCTCGCATATCACTTCAGATTCTCCGCGACCTGTTAAAACCGCGATGATGTCTGACTTTGGAATTTCTCTCTCTAAGATAATTCCTTCCTTGCCAAATCTGTTAGCAAAGAATTCTGCTTTGGATTTATTTAGTGTCCATGAAAGTCCATCTTCATTAAGACCCTTAACGCATCCACGGTAAATGGTAACCAACTCTGGTAGTGAATTCAATAACTGAACCTCTGATTCATCCATTAAATAATGGCGCTCAGGGCGATTCGATGAGAGCAACTCTTTCCATTGCTCAAGGTTCTGCCATTGATTTTCGGTATCTGTCCAGATGCTAGAAAGAAGTGACCAGTATTTTGTATCTGGTAAATCTTTAGCAATCGAGATAAATGCCTGTAGTCGGTATGGGCGTTCGTGCAGATAGATAATCTGGTTGTACTTTCTATGCAAGACCGCATCAATCAAATCTTGCTTTTTCTGAATGTAGTAGGCATTGGCGCTACCGTTCGACCATAGTGGTACTTGATATACCAACGGATGACGAAGTTGAGCGCCAAGCGCACCGTCTGTTTCTAAGTACGGCACCAAATCAGGATGGAGTGGCTCGTTAGTCTCCGCTATCAAGCGCTGAAGTCTTTCATCTATCTCGGTCATTAGTAGCCTCTCTTTCCGTACTTCTTGATGAGGATTGCTTCTTGCTCCTCATAAGTAATGTCATGCTTTTGAGCCAAGTTGAAACAAATCAACTGAGCAATCTCTCCAGCGAAAGCCCTACGGTCTTTTTGGTGCTGGATGCTTTCCTCTGTGTGTGGTGTGCCATCGTAATATTCTGTAACGATTTCGCGTTGTGAATCTGCGTACTGGCTGTACCACTCTGTAATCGCTGAACGCTCTGTCTTGATTTCTCTTGTCCACTTGCCTTCTTTGTAAGTTAAAGGCTGACCTGATGCTGTTGGAGCATTTGCCTTTTCCTTAGCGATTCGCTCAGCCTTCTTTGCTTCGCGCTCTGCCTTTGCTTGAGCCTTGGCAATCTTGTCGGCTGTCACGATTCGTGATGGGCGATTCAAAGTTTCTGCTGGAGCAGATGGATAACAAATTGTGCAAGCATCCTGACCAGCATCATCAACGATTGTTGCTTCATCATCATTGCTGTACTGAATCAACCATTGGTAACGAGTAGTTGGGAAGCAGGTTGAGCAATCCAATGAACTGTGAACATGACCGTTGCTGGCAAGAACCAAGAACGCTCTTGTCCATGGGTCTTGGTCATAGATTGCATCTAAATCACGAATCTGACCATTAACTTTGCGAAGGTCGGCTTTGAAGATATAAATTTTTCCTTCGTACTTTGCAATTTCACCAATACGGGTTGGGTAATGCTTTTGGTAGAACTTCAAAGAATCTTCTGCGCTCTCAATCTTGCTAATGATTGCCCAACGCTGGTTATGCAATTCTGATAGTTCTGTATCTATCTTGACTGCGAACTCTTTTGTAACCACCTTGGCTCCTCTCTCTCATTTCTAAAGATACACTACTGGGGTTAGATATGCAAACTCATGCCAGCCCTGAAATATCGGCGTGTCTAGGCTTGTCTGGAGCCTGAGCCTGAATCCTCGATTTGTTTATCCAACCCCAGTAGTGTATACTAGGAAATGAGAGGGGGCAGATATGAGAATCGTCATCTGTTCTGAATGTGGCAAGGAATGGCAGTTAAGAAGTGGAATGGCTTTTGAAAGCCTTTGGAGACACATCAAGAGAGAACACAAAAAAGAACAAATCCAAATCGCGGCGTAAGGAGAGATATGCCTAAAAGTAAAAGAGACCAAACCCAGCGGGTTTACAAGGCTGAGAATTATGTTATGGAAAAGAAAGAGCAATGGACTCTTGAAGAATGTCAGAAATATGTAGACAAACTTCTCAAGAAGAAAAGAATTCAAGACAACTATCCATGGGCGAAGAATCACAAAATCTTTGTGACCCATGGAGGCACAGGTCGAAGGATGGCTTATGCGACCTTCACCTATCGCGGGGCGACAATTAAATTACCGCCTTGGGCTAGAAACCAATATGTCGTATTGCACGAAGTTGCCCACCACCTTGATTGCTTCGAGGATGGGCATACCGATTCATTTGCGACAATCCTTTTAGATTTAGTGCGCCGTGAGATGGGCAAAGAAAAGGCTGAACTCCTTCAGGCTTCTTACCACTTACACGGGGTTAAAATCCAGAGTGGCAAGAAAGTCGTCAAGGCTCGTTGCCCACAATCCAAAAAAGAATGGGTAGCCGAGCAACGCCAATCAAAGAGCGAGCGCAAATCTAAAATCAACGCCCAGACTGAAGAAAAAGAGCAATTCAAATTACGGGTTGCAAGAGGCGAAGAAATTCAATGCTGGTTCGAGAACTGTACTGGTAGCGCAAAAGGCGATGTTGAGGTTATCCGCTGGTCACGCGAGCGAATCCAATTCCAATGGAACTGGAGATGCCCACGATGCGAGCGCGGAAGATGGGAATGGCAGAATCGTCAATACGATGCCGAGACACACGGCGTACTTGCCGTCTCTCGAAACGGTGTATGGCGTTAAGGCTTCTTCTTATCAACCTTGCTGAAGGCTTCGTTGATTTCTGTGGTGGTTAGTTTTCCATCATCGAGGAATGAGCGAGCCAGAGATTCAACCACGGTTGCAACTCCAAGCAAGCCAGCCATAAGTGCGGCGGTCAATGGTTCAAGACCAAAGAGCGAACCTGCACCAATAACTGATAGACCAGATGCGGCGAATACTGAAAGAATCCGCATAACTACATTGTTTACATTTTTCATTCTTCATCCTTATTTCTTCTTAGTGGGTAAGTGAGAATCCAAATTCCGAGGCACCATAAAGTCGCATAGGCAACTGCCGATTTAGCAGACCCGTCAATGGTTACCCATGCAATAAAGAAACCCAGCATGGTAAATAACTGACCGATTAGGTCATTGAAGAAGTTCTTCATTTACATTCTCCTTATAGATAGTGATGCAATTGCTCCCACGATGACCGAGGCAACAACAACTGTTTGTGATTCTTCGCGTTCTGTTGTGGACATATCTGCCCCAATATTTCCTATCGCCATAAGTGCCTTAGCAGGGTCGGTGAAAATTGCTCCTACTAATTCAGATGGGTTTTCTACCAACTCAAGGGCATCAGCGACCTCGGCTGTTATGACGATTGGCTCGCCACTTTCATCAACACGGGTTTCAACTGGTGTCTCGGGTGGTAAATCTTCGTAATCAATTCCCGCTTCAGCGATTGCCGATGCTGTTACTGGCTCACCTTCGAACTGAGCAATAATCGCTTCAGCAACAAGACCCTTTTCCGCTTCAGTAAATTTTCCATCTTCGGAAAGAGTTTCTGAAAGATTGTTTACTTCGTCTTGAGTAATCTCGCCATCGGCTGAAAGGGCATCAAGAATTAAATCTTCTTCGGCTCCAGATAAAGCGCCGTTATCCGAAAGAGTTTCAATTAACTCAGTCGCTTCGGCTTCAGTAACTTCTCCATCTGCCATCAATGAATCAACTACCGCCTCAGCATCAGCGGGTGTAATCTTTCCATCGGACAAAACATCGTCAATAACTTCGGAGGTTTCTAATGGTTCAGGAGACGGTTCTTCTATTGGCTCTGGTGGCACTATTGGCTCTGGCTCTGGCTCGGGCGTTGGTTCTGGCGTTTCAACTGGCTCGGGCTGAGGCTCGGGTTCTGGTTCTGGAGCAGGAGTTGGTTCAGGCTCGCTCGGCAATGGTTCTGGCTCAGGCTCGGGAATGGGAGTTTCATCGGGAGTCGGGGAAGGCTCGGGAGATGGAGTAGGTTCTGGCTCTGGCTCTGGTTCTGGTGTAGGTTCGGGTTCAACGGCGGGAGGAATAGGCGATGGCAAAGGTGTGGGTTCAGGTGTGGACTGCGAAGGTTCCTGGCTCGGTTGAGGTTGAGGAGTCGGACTTGCGGCAGGTTCAGGGTTTGGAGTCGCTGGCAAAGTTGATTCCGATGTTGGTGAAGGCATCGGAACACTCGGGCTGGGAGATGGTTGCGGATTGGTCGCGCTCTCCGTTGGTGTCGGTTGAGGAGACGGTTGAGGTTCTACCGCCGTTGGAGCATCCCCAAATCCAAGACTGACCGCAAGTGATTTATATGTTCCGCCACAAGGGTCACCAAATAAATCGTTAATTGCCATAATTGTTGCAATTGCTTTACCCAAAAATTCTTCAGCAACTTTTTCGATTGAATTGGGTGCGTGGCAATCACCGATTGAATATCCGTTTGGTGTTCCATAACTTGCAAATATAACTGAGGTAAATATCTTTCCGATAGGAGCAGAAAGCGTTAGACCATCTCCCTCATTCGCACTACCATTAACGCTATTAGTTTGAGGAATTGGAGAAGGCGATGGAGTTTCTATTGGTGGCGGAGATGTTGGGCTTGGCGTTGGTGTCGCTTCTGGGATGGTGGTGGGCGATGGGGAAGGTTCAGGACTTGAAGTTGGAGTTGAAGATTCAGAAGGAACGGGTTCAGGAATTGCAGTTGGCTCTGGCGAAGGAGAAGGCGAAGGGGTTGCGCTGGGAGAAGGTTCGGGAGATTGAACTGGGGTAGGTGAACTAATCGAGATAGTAAAGATTGGTCCGTACCATCCACCCCAAAATCCAGCATCTATGCCTGAAACAGAAATTGTTGCCTGACCTGAGACTACGGCGCTGACCGTTGCCATCTCAATTGTGTTACCGCTGGTAGTTTGATTATTGATAGAAACTGTCCAGTTATCGGGAATCGGCGTACAGGAGCCAATGCAGTTTGCGATTGTGTTATTGACCGTGACGGTAACGGTTGAGCCATCCGAGACATTGGTGATGTAGGAGGCGCTACCA